AGCATTAAGCGTGCACTCAGAAAAAATCCTATCTACATTGAACGCTCAAAGTGGGGCGATTATAGAACGGTCAACAACGTGACAGTTTCTGAAATGAATAGACACTTCCAGTATGTTACCGTAAGACACGGAAGCGCTAGTTATACAGGAAGCTTTGCTTCTGCGATGGCTGATTCGAACAGGAAGAAATCGAATGTTGACACGTATTTAAATGAGAACCCTGATATAGCAACAGCTCTTTTCGGCATCGAAGATACCAAAATTGGCTTAGGCAGTGCACTACAAGAAGATGGAGAGCTTCACAACGAAGAAGGTTTACCGTATATCTTGGAAGAGCGTATGCAGTCTTGGGCGAATAGTCTTGATGGATTGAGTGAATACGATTGCAATCAGATGAAAAAAGCTCTTGTTAACGACCTTTCGGAAATTCTTATTCAGGATGCGGAATCGTACAAAACCTATGCAGATAAGCAGAAGGAAAAGTATGACACCATGAAGAATCGCCTTAAAGGTGAAAGGGACGCTCTCGCCGCCAAACTGAAAGACACAAATGATACGTTAGAGAAAACGAAAACAGCGGCGAAAAATCAGGCGGAGAAATACGAGAAGAAGCTCGAATCTCAGGAAACGAAGTACAAGAAGATGATTGATACGAGGGAAAAACGTATCGAGAATGTGAAGGAAAAGAACAAAGCGAAGGAAGAGAAGCGGAAGCGCCGTGAAGAGGAAAAGAAGGTTCTCAACAACATCAACGTGAACTACGCATGGCTTTCTTCACGACTTCTCACGAAGGAACGTAAGTACGAGAAAAACATTCCACAGGAGATTAGAAGACCGCTCGCACAAGCTCTTGTAGCTCTCGACATTCAGACGGCAAACTCTGTTAAGGCAGAGCAGAGGGAAATTAAAAAGACGGGAACACCTACAGGGGCCGCCTTGAAACTTCACAAATTGAGAGACGCTATGCGTGAAATCTCTAAAGAGAAGGAGTATCAGGGTATGTTCACGGAGAACGATGTTCTCATGAATAATCTTGAAGTGCTCGCTTCCATCGACAAACCTATGAGGGATATGACCCTCGAAGAGCTGAGGGTTGTAAAAGACGTTCTGAAGGGCATCCGATTTGAGATTACCGAAGGACAGGAAATGGACCTGAACGGACAGAAACAGTCGTACAAAAGAATCAGTGATAATATCTGCAATGACTTTGAAGAAATGATTAAGAAGTACGGCGAAGCGAAGAAATTCAAAGGTGCGTATGGATTAGTTCGTGATTTTGTGAACTTTGATAACGTAACACCGATGAGCTTTTTCAAGAATGCCGGCGGCACATTCAGTCATATTTGGGACGTGCTTAGAAACTCTCAGGATAAGTATTTCCAGTACACAAAAGAGACGGCAGAGTTCGTTGAAACCCTTCCGGGGAACAAGCGGTGGTTGCGCCTTAATGGGGGACACAGTGACGCTCAGAAGTGGCAAGACCACAGGAACGAGATTGAGCTTGAATCGGGGAAGAAAATTGATGTGAGCGACACTCAGATTATGTCGCTCTATCTGCTGGCGAAGCGTAAAGCGGCAATGAGGCATATCTACGGAGAAGGAATCCGTGTTCCTGTTATTAACAAGGACACACGGAAGATTCGCGAGAAGGTAGCCGACAAGGTGCTTATGCGTGACATGACCGACTATGAGACGGTGGCAGTCACCGAGGCAGATTTGGCGGATATGTTCGCTCTTCTCACTCCACAGCAGAAGGATTTTGCCAACGCAATGCAAGATTATCTTTCAACGGTTATTGCAGAACGTGGAAACAAGGCTTCCTTGGAGATGTACGGAGTTCGGTTATTCGAGGAAGAAAACTATTTCCCAATGTACACGGTACAGGACGGAAAGTTTAAAAACCTTGAAACAGGCTACAATGGCATTGCTGGTATTCCTGACCCTGGGTGGAGTAAGAACGTAAACGAAAAGGCAGAGAACGCTCTTGTGATTGAGGATTGTATCAGAGTGTTTGCTCGTCACTGCGATGAAATGAATCTGTACGCTTCTTCTCAGAAGGCACTGAAAGACATTACACGTCTTCTGAATACGGGTGATGTAAGCAATCAGATGATTCGGGCATTCGGTGTTCAGTCTATCGACTACACGAAGAATATCATCAACGACTTTAGACACCAACAGGATAAGAATGTTGACGGTTGGTCGAAGATTATCAATGCCGGAATGAACAATTACAAAAGAGCTGCTATTGCCGCAAACCTTAGTGTATGGGCGCAGCAGTACACGGCAGTGTGTAGGGCGTGGATGGAAATTAGCCCGAAGTATTTCTTCTTGAGGACTCCTAAAGACACGATGCTTCCACCGAAGATTCAGTCGAAAAAGCGGAATGCTCTGATTGAAGAAATGAACAAGTATTGTCCTATCACGTGGTGGAAGTTCCAAGGCAACCATGAACTGAACTTCTCTCGCTCGTCAGAAGACATTATCATGAACAAGAAGTCTATTCGTGATAAGCTCGCCATGGGCGTTTATGAAGCGGCAGACCTTAGAACATGGCTCCACATTTGGAAAGCTGTAAAGGCAGAGACAAGGGCAACACGGAAAGACTTGAAACCGGGCAGTGAAGAATTCCTTAAGTACTGCGGTGAACGTGCGGCATACATTTTCGACTACACTCAGACGGTAGATTCTCCACTTCACAGAGCACAGATTATGCGTGATAAGAATGTCATCGCCAAATCTGTTTCCTCGTTTAAAGCGGAGCCTTTAAAGACATTCAATATCTTCAGAGACGCTTTAATCGAAGCAAGCCGTTACAAGAAGGAAGGGAAAAAGGTGAAAGCCGCAAAAGCAGTAACGAAGATGGCGACGGTTCTCACAATCAATTCCTTTGCGGCGGCATTTGCAAAGACTCTTATTCAGGCGATGAGAAAAACGGATAAGGCAAAAGATGAAGATGAGCCTATCACCTATCTTGCGGCATTCAAAGAACTGTTTGGCGATAACTTCTGGTCAAATGAAAACCCAATTCGGCAGATTCCGGGATTCGAAGAGTTGTGGGGCGTATTCAACACGACACTTGACCTTCTCAGTGGAGAGGAAGTTGATTATTTCAGTTTAATGTCTCAGAGCAATATTACTTCCGATTGGCTTTACTCAATCAATAAAGCGCTCTATAAGTACAACAAGAAGAAAGCGGATAACGGCTTGTCAATCGGTGATAGTGTCGATTTCCTGAACACGATTCTCGCCTTTGCGGGATTCGGTTTTGCCAATGCGAAACGAGACGTTGGAGCAATAACTAACGCTCTCGGACTACCTGATCCGTTCGCTGTTTTTGCGGACGCTGCGGAGGATCGCGTGGATGTATTCGCAAAGAAGTACAAGGAAATGGGCGGTTCAGTTCCTGGGGAGCCTAACGCTGTTGAGAAAAAGCTCGGTGGAGTTGCGGAAAAGGCTGCTAAATCAAACTCGCTTTTCGGAAAGCTCAAGAGCGCCTATGAAAAACTCTCGAACTCAGAGGATACAGACGACTATGGTTTTTGGGACGACGAAGGACTCGGAGGAAGAACTATTAAGGCTCTTTTCAGAGTCAAGGAAGGTTCGAAGCTCGATGATAGGCTCGATTCTTTGGGCTTCACGAGAGACAAGAAGGAACGTGAAAAGGCGGCTTTTGATGCCGACGTTGAAAAAGCTCTCGCAAAAGCTCAGGGCAAGAAGGGTGAGTACCGTGAAGAGGCGGTAGTCAACTATATCAAGAAGGACTGGAAGAAGCATCTTAAAGAGGGAACAATCTCTATCACAGACTGGTACAAGGATTGTGAGCGTAGAAAAAAACTGATGAAGGCTTGCGGAGTCTCAAAAGAAACTCGGGAAAAATTCAATGAGGCAATCATAAGCGAAACTCGTACGAGATACCATAAAGACATTGAAAAATGGGATAAAAAGGCATTTTCTCGCATGGACGAGTACACAAACTACCTCGCCGAACAGGGCTGGTCTAAAGAGGACATTTCCCGGAAGATGATTGAGAACTCAGACACGGCACGTGAGTTTAAACAGGCGTGCAAGGTTGAGAATGCGGAAGGTGCGGCGAAGTCCTTAGCAAAACTGATGGACGCTGGCATTACCAAAGAGGACATTAATTATCTGTACGAGAATCGAAACCGTGTGAAGATTGGTAAGGATTCGAAGTACTACAAGGAAGCTCAGGCACTTGGACTTGATGAAGAGGGCAAAGGTAAGGCAACCGGAAAGTACATCTACCCGGCACACGGAACAATCACTTCCTATTTCGGCTACAGAAATGCGCCGACTGCGGGTGCTTCCTCGAATCACCCGGCAATCGACATTGCCGTTCCTGAAGGCACTAGGGTTAGTGCTTCCGATGGCGGTACAGTTATTGCGACCGGTTGGTCTGGTGGCTATGGAAACATCGTTCAGATTGACCACGGAAACGGAGTAGTCACTCAGTACAGCCACTTGTCTAAAGTCGGTGTAAGGAGGGGTCAGAAGGTTGCACGGGGTCAGGAAGTCGCCCGGTCAGGAAATACGGGAGTCTCCACTGGTCCGCACCTTGACTTTAAGATGATGATTAATGGGGAACCAGTGGACCCTCTGAAACATCTAACAAAGTAGGTGAGCGACATGACCAACGAAGTAATATGGACTAAAATAGTACTGGAACGGTTCATCGAACAGGCGAACTTGTCCGAAGACGAAGAAATTGTAATGCGTACACGTGCGGCTGGTTGGAGCAGAACAAAGCAAGCCATGGAGCTGAACCTATCTGTTTCGACGATTGATAGGATTATCAGTAGGCTTAAACGGAAGTACGACGAAGTACAGGCATATGACCCAATATTGCCTCCACGGCAACGAGGGGTTTACAGGTAGAAATGTGATAGGAAGACGACGGTTAATCGAAAGGTTGACCGTCGTTTTTCTTATTACAATTTGGACAAGGAGGAATAATACCATGTACGGATTTTATAAGCCTTATGGGGGCAATGAACAGCTTGTGAGGGTAACTGGTCTTGATGGTGCTAAAGCGTATCAAATGCGCCCGAACAGCGTTGTTGCACTATTCGATGGTGCAGAGGACATATTCTATCTCAAGTCAACCGACGGTGCGGGATTCCCAACAATTCGAATCTTTCGATTTGAAGAGGTAACGGCTACACCGAATGTTTCACAGGAGTACATCACAAAGGCAGAGTTCGAACAGTTTAAGGAGGAAGTCTTAAATGGGAAGCAGCATATTCAGGAATCAGAACAATAATCAGCTAGGCGATCTAGCGAATCGTGCAAAAGCTATGATGAACGATTCGAGACAAATGCAGAACGTGATGGGTATGTTATCGGGAAGGGGAGTGTCTGCGGAACAGATGGTGCGTTCTATCTGTAGGGAGCGTGGAATCGATGTAAACGAATTTATGAACAGCATTAAATAGTTAGTGAAACTTAGAGAAACTTAGAATCGGCACAAAATGTATCGTTTCTGACACGAAATGACACGTTTCGACACGATTAAGCACACATATTTAAAAAAACTACCCTATTTTTTTAAAAACCACTTGCGCAAGTGAAATTTAGCGAAAGTTATTTTAATTTTTTAGAAATTATTTGACTTTCGCGGAAGTTAGTTAAATTTATCGTCAATTATTTTACTTATTCGGAAAAATCCGAAGGAAGGAGAAGGAAATGGAAAACATGAGCTTGTCGGACATTGCCGCCGTGACAAAGGATAATGATGATTATTTTGGAAATGGTGGAATGTGGATTTTCGCACTGCTGATTCTCATGATGATGGGAGGCGGATTCTGGAATAGAGGGAATCAGTCTGAACCAGTGACGGAAGCGGGATTGTGCAATGCGATGAACTTCAACGGTCTGGAGAACAGCGTGGGAAGACTGAACGATAGCCTTCAGAACGATTACATGGGCGTGCAGAACGGTATCTCGAATCTCGGTTACGAAACGTTGAGAAACTTCAATGAGACACAGAACAGAATTTCTGATTGTTGCTGTATCACTCAGCGTGGTATTGACGGCGTTAATTATAACGGAGCAATCAATACGGCGAACATCAATGCGAACACTACAGCGCAGACTCAGAAGATTCTTGACGCATTATCTCAGAACAAGATTGAGTCGTTGCAGGCACAGGTTACACAGCTTCAGATGCAGAACGCAATGTGCGGTGTCGTAAGATACCCTAACGCTACTACTTATTGCAGTGGTTCTAATCCGTTCGGTAACTGCGGATGCGGAGTCGCTATTTAATCAAGTGTAAAGGCATATAGCCAAGGAGGGAATTATGAGTTGCAAAAGTGCGATTTATGCAGTGAATACAAGCACGGCGACGATTCCGGAAGGTGGAACCTATCAGCCGAATACCATCATTAGACGGTTTGGGCAGTGCTGTCAAATGGCGAATAATGCCATGGAGCTGAACGGCCAAGGCTACTATGATGTTGCTGTCACAGCTACGGTGGTAGGAACTGCGGCGGGAAATGTCACAATGGCGGTTTATCAGGACGGGGCGCCTGTTCCCGGAATGAATGCTTCACAGACTGTAAAAGCAATCGGTGATACCGTGACGCTCGGAACAAGTGGCATCGTGCGGGTGTACTGCGGAAAGAACAGTTCTACACTGACTGTTGTAATCGGCGGTCAAGCCGTAACCGGAAGCAATCTCGCCATCGATATTACAAAGCAGTAAGAGAACAAATGTTCTTGAAATGTGATGATTGGAGGTGTACAATAAGCCTGTACATAATAGCGTTCAGAGTCATTATTGAGCGCCTCCTTTCTCATTAACAATACGGTATTCAGAGAAAAGAGCCGGAGAAATCCGACTCTTTTTTCTATGTGATAAACTTGAGCGAATCAACGCTCACAATCAGCGTGTTCACGTTCCGTCTGTATTGGTTCAGCAAGTGACCAGTAATAACAAAACAATCGGTGATATTAAACTTTGATGTGTCATAATCAACACAGCGAACGAATACGCCATTGCAGTCAAGAACAAAATAATCATCATACCTTCTAGCAAGCATTCCGCTTAATCGAACAAAATTATCCATTGATACGCTCCTTTCCTTATATTTGATAAGTTGGATTGTATCGAAGTTGAAACAAAATCACAATTCTAAAAATACACTATTTCCCGATTAAATTGATTACATTTTTGTCAGGTTGATATAAAATAGGTTGGGAGGTGTGAAAAATGACAGTTGGAGAAATTATGAAGTACACAAGGAAGCGAGTAGGTAAATCTCAATCTTCCATGGCGGAAGCGCTCAATGTAGAAGTTCGAACTATAGGTAGGTGGGAAAACGGAAAAAGCGAACCGACCGTGAGTGAAATGATAGAATGGTTTAGGACCGTTGGAGAGAACCCAATTCCATATATGTTCATATTGACATACCCTGATGAGTTCGCATTGGAAGAGAGCGAAAATGCGGATAACGTGGATCGCTTATACGAGTTAATGTCTGAAAACCTAACCGCCGAAGATAAGCTTGCATTGGTGTATATCTATTCAGGAAATCATGGGTCGAGTCCTGCTTCCGTGATACAACTCACGCTTGCTCATTTGTGCAACCCTTTAGGCGCACGTATT